CCGGCAATGACGGATTGTCAGATTACAGACTGGGAGCGCCGTAATGGCCAAAACAACAGAACATTCCGAAAAACGTAATTTGAAAAAGGATGCAGGTCGGCTTATCGCAACCGCCCAGAACGACATAACAATTCCTTTCTTCAACGAGGTTTTTGAGAACACTGACCCGATCCTGATAGAGCGTGGCGGGGGCAAGGGTCTTGAAATTTACGAGGAGATCGAGCGGGATACCCAGGCGGGGGCACTGCTTCAGAAAAGAAAGGTGACACTGATTGCGCGTGGCTGGGAAGTGTCACCGGGCGGCGAGGCGACGATTGATCATGAAGCAGCTGAATTTGTCGAAGAACAGTTGGAGCGCTTGCCTTTTGACCGGATCAGCGAGAACCTTCTTGATGCAACACTGAAAGGCTATGCAATCTCGGAAGTCCAATGGAGCCGCGATGGCGGGCGCATTATACCGGCACGCATCGTCAATCATGAACAACGCCGCTTCAAGTTTGATGAACACTGGCAGCCTCGGCTCCTGACCCAGACAAGCATGTGGAAAGGTGAAGAGCTTCCCCCCAACAAGTTTCTGGTTCACCGTGTTGGCGTCAAGGGCAATCGCCCATATGGCCTCGGTCTTGGGTCCAAGCTGTTCTTCCCGGTTCTCTTCAAGCGTGAGGGCGTGGCTTTCTGGCTCAAGTTTCTGGAGAAATTCGCCGGTCCAACCGTAGTTGGAAAGACCCCTTACGGCATCCTGGAACATGACCAGCTGAAACTGTTGCGAGCACTTGAGCGGTTTCACACCCATGGCAGCATGACAGTACCGGTTGACGTTGATGTTGAACTTCTCGAGGCAACCCGCTCCGGCTCGATGTCTGCCAATGAATGGTGCAACTACTGGGACAAGCAGATGTCGATCTGCATTCTGGGAGAGACCCTGACCACAGATATTGGAGCAGTAGGGTCACTGGCCGCTGCCCAGGTTCATTCCGGTGTTCTGGACAAGCTGGTCGATGCAGATGGCGACCTCTTGTCCGATACGCTACATGAACAATTGCTTACCTGGATGGTGCTTTATAATTTTCCGGGTGCAGCCGTGCCTTATGTCAGCCGTGCGCAACCGAAAAACGAAAAGGCTGATGCCGAAACACGCAAGGCAAAAGCGGATGCCGCAATTGTCCACAATGATGCACTCAAGGCGAAGCTTGGCTTCCTGGCTTCCATCGATGATGACGAGGCCGCACGTGATATTCTGATCTCCTCCGGACTTGTTGACGAGTTGGAAGGCGCTACCATCGACAAGCTCGTTGACATGCGTTCCGAATTCCCCACGGAAAACAAATCGGCCACGCAAGCGCCGATAGGCCATAATGGCGGACCGGCAATTGATCCGGAAACAGAGGCGGAATTCGCCGCCTTCCGGCTCAAAAAAAAACGCTCGACTTTGCCGATGCCGATCGACGCGACACGGTAGATGACCTGACCGTCGAAGCCCTCGTGGCTTCAGCTGACTTCTTTTCTGCCCGGATGAATGATTTACGTCAGGCAGTGAATGAGGCCGTCACTTATGACGAGGCTGCAGCCTTTGCACTGATCTCGGCGGCAAGCTGGCGGGAGAACCCGCTGGGTGAGTTTCTTGGAGACGGGTTCCGGCTCGCTGCACTCCATGGTCGCGAAGCAGTGTTTCGCGAAATGGACGGTGAAACCGATACGGACGAGTTTGCGGAAGCAGACAATTTCGGTCTCGCCTTCAAGGAACAAATCGATTTTCTCGAACAGAAACACGTCAAGCCAACACGAGCATGGACAGATGCGCTGCGCGGTGATCATGACCGGGCCTTCGTCGTCGCCGGAGCGACCGACACAGCCATGCTCGAGGACTTTCAGAACTCGCTTTTAAAGGTAAAGAAAGAAGGCCTTCTGTTTGCTGAATTCCAGAAGGACTTCGATCGTATCGTCAGGCAATATGGGTGGGATCATACCGGCGGTCGTGAATGGCGAGCGCGGACCATCTTCGAGACCAATATGCGAACAAGCTATATGGCGGGACGGCTGGCGCAAATGCGCGACCCGGATGTGATCCGGTTGCGACCCTGGTGGCAATACCGCCACGGCGTAACACGCAAACCCAAAAACCCCCGCCCCGCACATCTTGCCTGGGACGGCCTGACGCTCCGTCACGACAATGTCACCTGGAAAACCATATTTGCCCCGAATGGCTTCAAGTGTTCCTGTTCGGTTGTCACACTTTCGGATCGTGATCTAGAAAAACTTGGAAAGGCGGGTGGCGATGAAACGCCTGTCCTGCTGACCGAACCCCATATCGACCCGGTCACCGGACAGATGGTGGAAAAGGTACAACATGTCGATTACGGCTTTGACTATATGCCGGGCGATCTGTGGGAACGCGGTCTGGTACCCTCCGAGCTGATCCGCGAGGCAGGCGGGTTGTCAAAAGCACTCGGCCTCGTGATTGAAATAGACGAACCACGTCCTTTGGGTGAACTTGTCGATGAAGCACGCCCCTTCAAGACCAAACGCCTGAAGGACGGTTTGACCGACGAAGCTTATCTTGACGCATTCCTGAAGCCGTTTGGAGCCACTCGTGTTGAGGCGGTGCGCTATACGGACAAGGCAGGCTATTCAATACCGATATCGGCCGACCTCTTCAAAACCGGCGATGGGACACTAAAGGTACGAAAGCGGGGAAGAGAGGTATTCGCAGCCCAGCTTGCCGAAGCAATCATGGAGCCGGATGAAATCTGGATGGGTGTTCGTGGCATTCCTGCCGGTGACGCGATCGATTACATCGTCGACCGCCGATACATACGGGTGGACCGCAAGACCGGACTGATTGTCGTATTCCAGATCGGTCGCAAGGGTTGGGAGGCAACTACAGCATATAATAGCAACAAGAAGGGAAAAGCGGACTTGTCTGCCGTTGACAATCGGCGGGGTGGGAAACTGCTCTATCAACGGAAAAAATAAAGGCGGCCCGATTGTCCGGAAACCGCCCTTTGCGCTGACTGCCAGGCCCGACAATGGACGTCGTCTCACGCAACATCCCCAATATATCACTGGAAAGGTTGATATTCAATGACAGGCTACAGTATCGAAATCGAGTTCAACGACAGGGGTGCAGGCAAGGAACTCGACATGTTGATCGACAAAATGGCCCGCCCTTCAGGTTTCTACAAGAATGTCGGAGAACATATCCAGGCGGTAACGATCGATCGCTTCAATGCCGAACAGGCTCCGGATGGAACACCATGGAAGGCACTTGCCCCGGTAACCCTCGCAGCGCGTGCCAGACGCGGCACTGGCACAACCATCTACCGCGAGCGAGGTGATTTCTTCGGAAGCCTGAATTACCAGGCAAGCAGCGACGGGTTCCGGTGGGGATCAAATGACGTGCGTGCCCGTATCTTCCAGCTTGGCGGCAAAGCCGGTAGAGGCTTGTCGGTTACCCTTCCGCCCCGTCCTTATCTCGGCCTGTCGCCTGACGATGAAAACGCGATACTGGACATAGCCCGTGATTGGCTTTCAATCGAGTGACAACCGTCAAACAGGACGAGGCGGGATTCGGCCCTCGCCATCTCTGGCGATCAGATCCCGCATCGCCAAAATTGCCCTAAACGAGATTTGCGTCAGAATTTTCATGACCCCGCTTCCGGGGCCATCATACCGGAAAATCCGCCGAGGCCCGTTAGAGGCCCGTTAGAATGGCAGCAAATCGCTATTCGGCTTCTGTCTTGGGTGCCTGATGACTTGATCCGGATCAAATCTGCCCGCATAGTTGTTCTCTCTCCTGAAAACAAGATTTCGAAACTGGTCGGAAACTTTCCGGTAAACGCACGGCATCGACTGTGGTGTTCTGCATCCAGACGACAACCAGTTTACGGAAAAACGAATGCCACGGGAGAACAAGAATGCTCTGATTGAAGTGTTTCGCACAGGCACATTCACGCCGATGGGCGGCAGGCCCATTTCCTTCAGCGCCGAAGACCTGAAGGCAATTGCCGACAATTACGATTTTGCAAACTCGCCCGCCCCGATTGTGGTTGGTCATCCAAAAACCAACGATCCCGCATTCGGTTGGGCTGAAGGCTTTACATTTGATGAGAAGCGCGGCGTTCTTTCTGCCGAGCTGAAAGATATTGAGCCGGCCTTTGCCGATGCCGTCAGCAAGGGACGCTATAAGAAAGTCTCTCTTTCATTCTTCTCACCAATGTCGAGTTCCAATCCAAAGCCTGGCTCCTATTACCCGAAGCATATCGGCTTTCTTGGAGCCATGCCGCCTGCTGTTTCCGGCTTGAAACCGGTTTCCTTTGCAGAGCATGAGGAGGCCGACATCCTGGAATTTGAAGGATCAATGGATTTTGGGTCCTTCGATGCTGAAAATGTCGGCACCCTTTTTCGCGGCATT